CCGTCAGCATTCCACCCAAACTGCACCACCCCAGCGATTTGAACTAAGGACTCAGTAGGCGGCGTAGCCAGCGTGTTTCTGGTGCGCGTGATTCGGATGAGGAACTCACTGCCCGTACCTACCAACCAGCCAGGGGTATCGACATCATCCCAGACGATGATCCCAGAGTTCCGCATTCCGTTGGTTCCATCGACCGGAGTAAAGCTACCCCAAATCCCTACACCAGTTGAAAACTCGAACGTCGGCGCGACACCTCCGCCTGAAGCGACGATGGCCAGCAAGAATTCTATATTTTGGAACTTGGTGGCATTTCCGATTGTGACCGTATCGTTGTCGGCCACGAACATTTGAATATCTGTGCCTGCTGTTGTGAACTCAGTCAGGCGATCCACAGCGTTTACTAGCGCGGAATCCATATCTTCAAATACGCCAGACTGGTGTTTGATCGGCGCGACGCCCGCGCCTGCCGCGATCACGTATGCAATAGCCAGCCCCTCGGTACTCACGACTGCCAAGGCCGCAATGTCACCACCCAGGGCTGCACTCTGATCGAAGTTGACCAAGAGAACAGCCTCGTCTTGACCCGCTCCAATGGCACCCGTGATGTAGCTAAAGCCCAGAGCTTTAATGTCTGCGAAACCACCACCGATCACGTCAATTTCGAGCGCTATAGCATCATCCTCAGTGGCCGTGAAAACAATGACGCCAGAAAGCGCTGAGAACACTGTAAACGCGCCTGTAGAAGGAGTCCCAAGCCCTATTGGAGTCCCATCAATCCCAGTGAACCCAGCTACGATCGATCCAGTGTCAAGCGCCCCTACAGCCTCAAGACTGGAGACTACAACGTTCGGCGCTAGGATTGTTCCTGTGAGAGCAGCCGCCGAAATGCCAAACTCGGTGCGGACAAACCCTTGAGCCATTAGGTTAGCTCCACGCCGAAGACGGAGAACGAGAGGGTGGCCAAGGTGGCGTAGACTCGAATCACATCGGTAGTAGCCAGGGTGAGCCCCAGGGTCGCTGCGAAGGTGTCATTGGCCGGGATTGAGATATCGTAGTAAATATACTGTTCATCATCATCTGCAGCCCCAGCCGGTGCTATACTCACCCGAAAACTAGTAGCAACAGCACTACGGTTAGCCACGGTGATCGTGCTCACTACGACCTCGGTCACCGCCGGTACGGTGTAAGCGTCTGTCAGAGTTGCAGCCAGCGGGTTTGACTGGCCTAGTACCTTTCGAGTCTCCGGCATCTAACCCCCCATTAGGAGTAAAGAGCGACTCAAAGGAAACTCGTCTGCATACTGAACAACCGCAGACTCAGGAACCTGAGCATCCGCTATGAGCCCGGTTAGCTGAGCGAACGCAATCGCGAGAGCCGCTTCATGATCAGTGACCGTATCTACAGGAACAGATGTAACGCCAACGAAAGCATTAGTTCCTACAAAGGTATTGTCTTCATCTTCGTAAGCTATTGCTGACGGAAGCAGACCTCTATCGTCTATAGGCTCGTCGATCTGGTCTAGAGATACCTGAACTTCGAGTTCTTCAACAGGAGAGAACTTCCATCCATCAGCATCACGAAGAAGAACATTCCCTTCAGCAGGGAACGCTCCTGAGGCAGCAGCACGAAGGATCTCTTCAGCCTCAAAACGAGAACTCATAGAAGGATCCTCCCTTGGAATACCTCGTCAGTCCCCCTCCGCGAGTCTCTCTGGAGATCCTGGAAAGACCTAGCAATCTGAATCCCTTCTTGAGGTCCTTTGCTTTCCAGCCACTCCTCTGTCGGGAGAGCACGCATCTTGTTCTGTGCTATCTGGAATATCGTAGTTGCCCTCTCTGTCTCGTTCAAGTCGATCAAAGCATTACGGAGAGCAACGAGATGTATCACCCTGTCAAACATCGAAGGTAGCTCTGAAGTAGCCGTACTGAGGGCCAAAGCAGCTGGTTCCTTGATATAGAATATCTGAAGTGACTCTACAATATTCGGTAGAGGATGGACATACAGTAGATCGTCCACTCGAGAATAACGAGTTGGACTTCCTATCTTTGCTTGATCTAGACCTTGGAAATTCTCGATAGACGTCCGAATCAACCTTTTCTTGGTAGTAGAGTTCAGCAGAACCAGAACGGCGATGAGAGTCGGAGGAATGTTATATGTCCTCTGATCAATAACAGTAGAAGTCGTACCGCAAGTTTTCCTACCTTGAAGATCTAGTTCAGCGAACAGTTCAACATGGGCCTCGTTGATCCACTGGTCTAGCCTCTCGTTACCCTGCCTTCTTTCACCTAGGGCATGATTAACGCTGTCTTGAAAGCCCCCTAAAGTCTCAAGTCCCACTTGTTACTCCTTGGGTCGGATTAGGTTGAGTCTTGGCTAGACCCCCCAAGAGGAACGAGAAGTCTTGCTGAGTCAGCCTACTGCTCAAGTAATTCACCGCTCGGTTCACCCAGATCACTGCTCTCTGATCTTCGTTCACGGCCAGTAGACCGTATCCGGTAGCTAGAAGGATAATACCGTTGTCTACATAGCCAGGTAGAACCGTGAAATCCCCGTCTGCTGCAAGGATAGCAGGAGTGGCCTTGTAATACCTCGAAAGGCTATAAACAGCATCAGGGCTAGGCCATAGCAAGATCTCTGCTCCTCGTCTGGTCCAGCGCTTCGGTTCCCCTGATGCCGTACTTCGATCCAACCTGAAATACTCGTCGTTCGGTATCCAGGTCAGAAGATTCTCGTTGGTATCATCACGAACCATCTCGATAATCAAAGGGCTCGCAGGGATAGCGTAGTTGTGCTGGGCTGCAACGGTCGGAAGAACACTCACTCCATCCAGTTCAGCGAAGTTAACTCCACTCGCAATGTCAGTATAAGCCAGATTGATCCACGTATTGAAACGAGCAGGTAAGATATTAGGACGGGTACCCATAGAGGATGTAACCTCGTCCCGCATCTGAAGCAACGACAGGACACCCATCAGACAGTCCTCACCTTGATAAGGTCGATATTCACTCCTCCGCCATTCTCTCGTACACCTAACTGAGTGTGTTCAATTTGAACAAGTTCTGCTTCAACCGGAAGAGTGAAGACGCCGTCCTCAGCGATGGACAGCTTCCCACCCGAAGGAATGAAACCAGCAACAAGCCGATCCCCTTCCGCCATTCCCAGGACCTCTAAGGAGTTTCCTCTCCGGAGAGAAATCCACCCTGTAGATCCAATCTTGTTACTCTGAAGCAAAACGGCAGTCATCGTTCCACCCTGTTCAACGAATGAACGACTTAGACCCCTGAGGATCCGTCAATGCCGCGCCACTCAGTAGCGCCGGCACTGTTACGAGCGATGATACCGAACCAGCTGATCTGCTCCCGAGCATCGAAACCACCGACATCCTGCGGCTTCGAGCGCCAGAAGAAGTTCAACGGATACGAACGCGCGCTCTTGGGAACGAGATTGAACCACGCGTCAGGGTCCGTCAAGTACTGGCTCTTCATCGGCATGAGTCCCTGCTTGCTCACCACATTGGCGCCTTCAAGGGACTCAATTCCTTCGACAGCAAACGTAGTCGTCACGACCTGCGTCTGCAGAATTTCCAACGCCTGGAACCAACCCTGGATTGCAACCAGGATGGTGGAAGGCATCACGTTGATCTTGAGGTCACGGTCGGTTCTCAGATCCATGAACCTCTCCAACGACCCCTTGAGGGCAGTCGTCGACAGGTCAACGTCAGCAGCCGGCCTGTTGGTGAACACGAGGGAACCTACTCCCAAGTGAGCAACACCAATCAGGGACTCTCCATCGTACGACAGGATCGTCGAGAACGCACCGTTCAGCACTGCATGGGCGGTGACTTCCTCAGACTCTCTCATCGAACGAGCCAGATTCGAAGCACCCTGAGTGTTCAGGGCACCGTACACGTCGTCATCAACAGCCTCACGAGTGATCTCGTAACCCAGACCAAATCCCGTGTGGATATCCCGCACTCTCGCGCGGAACTTCGGCCGATCCATAGCGATCGGTGTACCTTCGGGCCTCTTGACGGCAATGGGCAAGCCAGTGGCTACCAAGTCGTCTTCATACGCCTTACCAGAGGTATTGACGTTGAAGATACCCGGATAGATCGCCGGCAACTCGTTGTAGTCATCAACGAAGACTTTACGAGCCCCAGGCCTCAAGAATTCCTCAAACTGTCCTCGAACAACAGCCATGATTCTCTCCTAGACCTGGAATTGTCTAACTGCCGCTAGAATGCTGACTTCGTAGAATCCGACAGGGCCTGGATCCTTGATGTAGATGTCCTCAATGAACACCACGTCGTTCGTCGTAGTGGTATCCACGAGTGCTACACCGTCTCCATCTACTGCAAGTTCCCTGTCTTCTCCGACGTCAGAGGCCACTGGATCCGTGTCAACTCCTTCCAAGAAGAAGGTGCTATCTGGATACGCAACGTAGACCAGAGCGAACCCAGGATCTGGGTCCAACACTGCCAACGCGATAGCATGAGCCGAAAAGCCCAAGAGCGTTGCTGGATCTGCTCCTGCTTCGACCAGCTCTCCGTTCGCATCCAACAGAACGGGAGCTCCTTCAGGCCACGTCTCCGCGGTCTTGACCGGAAATCGACGAATCCTTCTACCCTTGTTAGGGATAGCTGCTAAGGCCATCGGTTTCTCCTAGCTTAAAAGATCCTAACTCTCCCTATGAGAATCAGGCCCAGCCACTTCAACTTCTACCTCCTCAGTGTGAGATCGCCCTCTGGCCTTTGCGCGATACTCTTCTCGCATCGGACCGTCGGTCTGCATCTCATCAACCGCGTGGTAGAATTCCTGATCGACACGTGTCCGCTCTTCGGCAGCTGCTCCATCGAGGTCTTCACGTATCTCTTGCTGCATGGCTGCATCGATAGCCATCATTACAACGTCCCCCACCCTCACTAAATCGGAGGGCTTCATCCCTGGCAAGAACGCCACGATGTTCTTATCGCCAAGATCCCGCACGTAGGTCAACCTGTATCCATCAATCTGCCGGTTGACCACGTTTGATAGGTCCGGCTTGTGCTCTGGAGAGAACACCCACCGCACCGCTTCTCCCGGTCGCTCCTTGAGATACAAGTCTGCAAGTATCTCGAGCCTCTGTGAGACCTTCCCTCTACTCTTAACTCGAGTGTGGGGAGCTCCCGCCTTTCTTTCTGCCGTCGGCATGTCTATATCCTCAAGTGGGAAGATTTACTTCAAGCGGAGTGTCACGGTGCTTGATCCACTCTTTAACATCAGTGATTCCATGACCGTGCATGATCTCAGTCTCAAGAGCGGAAAGCTCAGGTGGATCATCGCCACCAGGAGCCGGGAGATTGCTAGGAGGAATACTTCCTGAAACATCCCTAGCAGCCCTGGCTCTATCTGCAAGAACCTCTTGACCCAGAACCAATTGAAAGGCTCCCATGATACCCTCACGAGTCGCAGGGATCTTACTCTTTACGAGCAACTCCCTAACGTCAGCTTCAGCATCAGCAAAGCCTTCAATCTCACCTCTGATCATACCGAACTCTGCCTCTCCCACTCGATTTGAGAGATTCTCCATCGCCGGTACATATCCCTTTCCACGAGCCCAACGATCCAAAGCCTTCTCAGGATCCTCAAGCATCAACTCAGCCAAGGGCTTGGAATCATCAGGATCAGGCTCAGGCTCAGGCGTCGCACTTACAACTCCTCTGAGCTCTGCCAGTTCAGTCTTCAACTGGTCAACCTCGTTATTCCTGCTAGCAAGACCGGTGATGGTATGCTCCAGCAAGAACGTGATCTCTGATTCCGAACGATCCCTCAACCCTTCCGGCAATGCAGACCTTGGAATTGTCTCCAAGCCCTCAGGAGGATCTTCCGGCGGAGGATCAGGCGGATCGCCCCCTCCACCACCCTCGTCACCTGCTTCTTCTTGAAGCGCCCAATGTTCTCCCCATCTCATGTTACTTTCCTTTCTCATCGACGAAAGAATAACCATCTTCTACCAACATAGCAGCGAGTTCAGGCTGCTCCCTGTGCATTTGTTCCAAGGACTCCTCCATCCGTTTTTTCATGTAGACTTCCATCGTACTTTCGTTAACTTCCTCCAGGCTCTCCACCAAAGAGAACACCCGCACCCAAGTCTGCAGGCTGCCTTGCCGGCGGAGGAAGTCTTGATGTGTCTCGGCCAAGTTCAGGTACTCCTGAATCTCGGCTCCTAAGATTTTCAGCCTCTCGCAGTATAGACTCCAACCCTCCGAGCTTTTCAAGGATTTCAGCGCTTTCAACTCCCCTGGTGAAAGATTCCAGTCCCCCCATGTCTTCGGCTCGAGGTAGGAGTCGCTCAAGAACCGTAAGACCTGCGAGTGCCTCTTCTGGGTCCGAAACGTCAAACGTCTCCAGAACATCACCAAGGAACTTTTGACCGCCATTGACCATCGCACGAACAACCTCAGGTAACGCATCAGGAGCCAATCCTTGGGCAAGGGGTAGTATTTCTTTGTACAGTTGATTCAACAGATTGAACATCGCAAGCGAGTTCTCTCTCTTGACCTGTCTGTTCTGTACAGAGGTTGGAACCTGCACTCGAACAGCAAGACCTAACTCCACTGCACGCTTCGGAAGTCTAAACACTGCCTCCACTATCCTACCTCGTTCACCCATCCAGGCAAGACCTTTACCATTCAGGCCGAACTGGAAGTAGAGGTTTATAGCCTGTCCTCCGACTTCATTCAAGCCCTTCCGAATGGCTCGAACAGTCAGATCAATCCTTTTCGCTTGCTCCTGAAGGAGAGCCAACTGAGCACTCGCAGTGGTACGAGATACAGGCTGAGCACTTCCTGAAGTTGCCTCACTGATTCCAGCAAGACGCTCTCCATAGTCTCGAAGCATGATTTCTTCGTTGACCGTAGAGGGGTATATCTCGCTTACCTGCAACTCTTTGATATCGTCGTGGATGTTCATCACTTCGATAATCTTACCACTGTATAGAGGATCACCAGGCTGGAGTCCTCTTACTCCCTTCCGTTTCAGGAACATCTTCAGGCTGTTAATCGTGATATTGTCAGAACGTTGATTGAAGCGGCTAGAGATAGCTTCCTGAATCTGCTCCAACATTTCGCAGAGCCCTTGATCGTAGAACCTTCCTTCTACAGGGAAGTATCCCAGCTTGATGAAGGGTCTCTTACCGTGATGGTAAGGATGGAACTTGTGTCCCACGATCCGATCCAAGGTCTCACTGAAATAGACAACGATCTCAGTCATCCTCGCCTTCGGCTTCTTCGGCTGAACATTGTAGCGCAGCCAGATCTCGTAGAACACATGCTCAAGGCGTTCAGTAGGCTGAGTCTCCTCAATCTCCTCCTGAAGTTGTGTAGCCTCGGTTACCACCGTGGTAGGCTCCATATCCTTGATAGCTTTCCACGTACCTTCAAAGAATCGCCCTTTTTTCTCCTGATCGAGAGTATCTATCTCATTCAGGCGAAGACGCTTACCACACCATCGAGCCCTTTGAATAGAGCTTTCACCAAACCTGATGAGGAAGTCCTCAAGGGTCATAGGATAAGTGATAGGGCCATCATGCTCGACCAGAACCTTGGGAAACACACTCTTCCCGTCTGCAGAGATCTGGAAGAGATCCTTCTCTATCACCTCATTCCCAACCTCGATAACCGAAGTCCCCAACTTGGCAGCTTCGATGATCCAGGGCACAGCATTCTCATCAATGTTCAGGTCTCGATCAGACGCAATGTCCAGGAAGACCTCTAGCTCATCGATGAAAGGCTCCCACTCCGCTGCAAGATCCTGCAATACCCAACGGGGCCTAGCAGTCAGGGTCGCCTGAACTAACTGAGCCGTGAGAGTGTTGACAGCCTCCTTCACGACAGGGAGAGTAAGGTTCGATGCACCAAAGAAAGGAAACGTCTTCGGGCCGTCAGGCATTGGCACATCGTACACCAGCCGATAGCGAGCCAGCTTCCGCTCAAAGGCAGACCGTTCAGCTAAAGCCCTAGCGATCTCGTCTCTCACGAGGTTTGTTACGCCCTCGCAAATAGGATCCCACATCACACTTGGGATATGAGCAGAGATCGGCACCTGTTGAATAGGAGCTTCTTTCTCTGCTTCTGGTTCCTTCTCGAGAACCTTCAGCTGATCGACTGGCTTGGGAATGACAGATTCAACCACTACTCAGGCTCCTTGCCCCAATTACGGACATCTTTCACGGTGATAGATCCGTTTTTTCCTGAGCCTTCCAGTCCTGCGAGATCCGCTGCAACTATACCCAACGACGCAGCAGCCTCAGCAGCTTCATCCGAGGCCCAGTCGATAGCGGCACCCGGTGGCCAAGTAGCCTCGTCCTCAACCTCAGGGGTCTTGCGCTGACCCAAGAACTCTGGCTCATCCTTGTCACGCCGTATGCGAGGAGTGTTAAGATTATGATGAGTGACAGACATACCTTCCTCCTTTTAGTTCAACAATCTACCCAAAGTGTCGCTGGGTCAGCCCCACACGAACCCCATACAGTATCAAGAGGCGGAACAAAGGGAAAGAACTCTTGAACTAAGAATGCTTCCATCTGATCAATCTCCAAATCCGAAGCTGCTGAATGATAAGAACTTGCCCAGCCGTAAAGCTTACTTACACCTGTAAGATTTCCAAGACCTAGATTGTCATCTTTGGCTCGCCCAAGTACGAAGAGCCCGATGTCTATTTGAGCAGTCAACTGAGCAGGTGTAGCCGCAACTTGAACTCCTTGTACTCTGATGATCATCCCTGTTGCCTGAGAGAAACGAAGAGTGATATAGTATCTCTCTCCCCCAACAATTACCCCAGGAGCAGAAGCACAGTTACCAGGAGCTACAGCACTGAAGTTGAAGATGATCGTTCCATCAGCCTTGACAACACACGTTACTCTTCGAGGGAAAGACGACGACGAAGCTGAGCCAATAACCGCCATGTTCGCCGTGATATCCGTCGCTTCGATCACGAAGAACAGAGTCATGTCGGTGTTATTTAGGTCTGCTCCTCCTGTAAGATCAAAGTACTCTCCCATTAGACATAGTACTGCAGGAATACCTACAGACCATGCATCAACTTCATATGACGGAGTCCCGTCACCTAAGGGGGCATTGTTACCTTCACCTGACTGATCTGGCCAGTTGATGACGGTAGTCCCGTCACCCTGACTTAGTCCATGACCCACCCTCGAATCTAGCTCGAAAACAGGATTGGCTATAATAGGCTTAACAGCCATAGTTGTTCAACCAATGAACGTCTGGGTTATTTCTTGCCACGGGCTCTGAGCATACCCTCTCGCATAGTAACCATCGCGATCGTGGTAGTCGGAGCCGTAATGAACATTGCTGGATCAATATCAGTGATCCCTAAAGCCTGCGCGGCCATAGGGAGACCAATACCTGCCAAGGTGAGGAGAGCCGGCTGAAGGGGCTTGATCACACTACCGATCTTCCCGTCCAAGATTCCAGTGTAGCTCTTGATCGTTCCAAAGAGCATACTCCCGCCTATGACACCGAGCATTGATAGAAAGTCCATGTTATCCCTTTGGCTTCTGGTCTACGAACAAACTAATGATCTGCTCTACGAGGGCCTGAAAGTCGGCATCCTTTCTGTTCAACACCTGACCACCACGATCTAGTCTATCTATAGCCCCTTCCACTCTCTCACCCACTTGGAAATCTGCACGAGTGACAGGCTTAGGGGCATTGCCTGGAGGAAGACTAAGGAGCTCATTCAGCTTCGCCTGAGCCTCAGAGACACCAGATTCTGCGCCCTGGGTTACACTAGGCTTGAGAGAGACTGCTTCTCTGCTTATCCTATCGTCTATTACCTCCTGAAGAAGAGCAGCATCACGCATCTCCTCCTCTCCTCGAACGAGACTTGTAATAGATTCTCCCGGTAGTAACCTCTCAAGAGTTCGAGCAGTCCGACTCTCTGTCATTGTTCTAGTAGAGGATGTTCCTAGTCTATCCAAGAGGAGATCAAAAGCCTCGTCAGCTGCACTAATAGCCTTCCTCCCCATTCCAGCTGCACCTTTGAACAGACTCTTCAAGCTCCCACCAGTCAAGAGGCCAGCAGCTATCTGAAGTGGAAGGTTTGGTCGATCAGGTATAGCCCCGGCTAAACTAGAACCTAGACCCATTGTAGGATCTGCGCCTTGAAGAAGGTTAAAGAGAAGGTTCTTGATATCCCCTTGAGGCTCAGGCTCTCTTCGCTCTCTCGGATCTGCCACGCTAGTTACATCCGACTGAGCAAGCAAGTCTTGAACCATACGGGCGATAAGTTCAGGATCCATCAGCCTCGCCTTCTCGCGTTCCGCCGTTGTCTCTTTGACCCCGGCCTTGGTCCTACGTTCCTCGTTCCCGGAGGTGTACTCGGACCGACATCCCTTGTCCCTGGCGGAGTCGACGGCCCAACTTGTCGAGTGCCCGGTGGAGTTGAAGGCCCTACCCTCCGTGTTCCTGGAGGCGTCGAAGGTCCTACTCTTCTGCCTGGATGACGAGACATATCTATCTCCTCCCTCTCATGTGTTGACGATATCCAGTGGCGTTGAGCTGACCTAAGAACTCCATCTCATCCCAGACGGCTGTCTCAACATCTTGAACCCCTGGAAAGAGAGGAATCACACCTATGTTCTTCTCGATGAAGTCTCTCTCTGTCTGAACATTCTCCATCATCTCAGCTTCGGAGATCATCGAGGGCCAGTAGTCAAGACTCTGAGAGAAACTATCCACTCCATCGTCCCAGCGAACGTTAGGATGAAACTCGAACTGTTCGTTCAGCTCTGTATGCGTCCTGTGAGTCCAGATCAGATTAGTTCGCATCAGGGGCTGGCATCCCTTGATATGTTCTTCCTTAGCCCACTGAGCCTTAGGCGATCCTTTCGGAGGCCAGCTGACAATCGGAGGCATTGGAAGCCCTTCACGCTCAGACTTCTCCGCAGTCCAGTACTTGATTGCTCCTTGGAATCCCCTATGCTCCACAGAGATAAGAGACGGCTTCCACTTCTTGTCTAGCTCGAAGAGAAGTCTGATTGCCTCGTCAGGAGGATAGTGGCCAATGTGAGCCTCAAGAACTATCCGGAAAGGAAGAGGAGTTCCCTTAAGAAGAACCAGGATCGAGTTCTGAGATGAGCCTTTACGTTGTGCGATAGATGGATCGTAGACAATGATCCTCTCACCAGCAAAGGGATGCATCTTTAGGAAGACCTCTCCCTCGTAAGCACAGACAATCATCCGACCATCTGGAGACCAGTGCCAATGACGAAGATCTCCATCATCAAAGGTGTTGAGGCCTGTGCCTTTCGGGCTGTTAGCGTATTGAGCATGGTACCGTTGAGGGTCCCACTTCTTCAACCGCATCAGGAAGGCTAAGGAGTTCTGCTCAGGGAAGATAGGTTTACCTTCCTCGATATCCCTCCTCCAGAAGATCGCCATGTCTCCACACTTCGTTGCATGGGGACCGATCTCCTGTTCCTCAAAGCCGTCACCGTATCTCTTCTTCTGAACCTCGTATAGATCTCCCTTTTTCTTCCGAGAACCAGTAAAGTCGATCAATCCAGTCTCGGGAACGTTCAGAAGGGACTCCAAACCTCCAGCCCACTCGTTAAGAGCTTCCATCTCAACGTCTGAGCGGATACATTTCTCAGTTACGAGGTCATCTGGACGGATAATGTCGTAATGCCGAGATTCAACACCTCCCGTAGCTCCGATTGCATCTACAGTGGGCTCTCGACGGACCTTAGTCCTCGGAACGATCATCTCCGTCTGGGACCAGGTGGCTTTCGTGAAGTTTTTGGGGATGATCTCAGGATAGAGCCAACGAAATAGCTCATTCATCTCGAAATGCTGCTGGATCTCCCTCATGAATCGGCTAGCGTTCGTCCCTGTGTCAGCAACCATCAAGATAGTGACGTTGCAATCGCGGATAATGTCCTGAATCGTTAGCGCGATAGTCCAGATCGTCGTCTTGAAGTGGGTTCGAGGCATCAACTTCAGACGTCTAGTCGCCTTTACTGTATTCGCGAACTCACACATAGGCATATGAACTGCAGGAATTAGCTTATCATAGCCTAAGATTACTTTGCAGAGATAGTAGAGGTTGTCCCTGCCTAGCTTCTTCATTCTATGCTTGGTTTCGTCGGACAGAGTGACTGGCTTCTTAGGAAGGTTCTCCGGTGAGGTTATCTCGTAGGTAGAGTTATCCATCTGACCACCCTGCAAGTACTACTCCGACTTCATGATATCCGCAGTCATTAGAACAGTCAACTGAAGGAGTTACATTTCCTTCAGGAGAGATATCGTGCTCATACATACTTGAGATTGTACCACAGCCTGGACACGCTAGCCTTGCAGTGACCTTACCTTCGTGAGTGATTTTAATCCACTCTCCTTTATCAGGCCATGTCACTGCTTTGCTTCGAGGAAGTAGAGTAAGGCTAGGCATCTGCTAGGTCCTTCTGATCTGCCTCATAAGCAGACACTACCTCAACCGTTTCCATCTCCTTTGGATCTACCTCTCGATAGTTCCCTTTATACTCCAGGATCTCCTTAGTAGCCTCTTCCATCCGAGTAGCAACTTCCTCAGGAAGCAAAGGAGCAACCTCTTCCTTGACGTCTCGAATCGCTGTATAGCCTGCTCGATCGAGGATACCGAAAGCTGCGGTTTGCCTAACCTTCTCGTTTCGAGAAGTACGCAGTTCTTCCATGATCTCGTCGAGAGCTTCGTTGGAGTAGAGCTTAATCCGGAGAGATGTATCAACTACTCTATCCGCAACCCTCGCGGCTAGTTGTTCCATCTCATATACCGCTCGGGGATCAGAGAGCGTATTCGTAACGAAACTTTGAGAAGCCCCGAGCTTCTTCATAATCTCTTTCTGCTTATCCCCTCCTACCCAAAGAGCGACGGTCAAGCGATGCCGCGGCCCCCACTTCTCGGGAGACCAAGCCTTATCCCCACTCAAAAAAGGGAGCAAATCCACTGATGGCATTATAGCCAGCCCTTGAAAGGTAGAAGGGGATTGACAGACCTATGTACCATGTTAACCCTTTAGGCCCTAAATGTCAAGAGAGAAGGCAAAAGTGCCCTGGTCAACCCAACCTGAGAGCGGAACAGCGAGCGGAGTGAGTCCCCGATTCACTCGATACCCTATCTTGTTCATTTGCTGAACTACTCTTCGAAGGCGCTAGCCTTCCGTGAGAGATCCTTTGGGGACTCGTACCTCGCGTCTTAGGCTGCTGCGAGCATAGCGAGCCTAGGCTTCCAAGGCGGAGCCTTGAGAGGGTCTTCTGAAAAATTTTAGATAAGTTTGGAAAGGTATTCTTGAGGGTCGGTCTCAAATGGGGGGGCTACGGGGTCTCTCAGGTTATCCACAGGTCAAGATTTCCTCTCACCTAACGCACAGCTTGAGGTGTCCAGCAGGTAAGGCGCAGCTAGACGTGGTGCCATGTTGGCATAGCATGTCATTCTGGCAGAGGCGAATCCGACGCGTAGGTTAACGTTGGCGGTTAAGCTACTGACCCGTAAAGTGCGAATTTTTCGCATTTTACCGCAGTGGTTCGGCGAGACGGTGCATTACATGCTGGGTCCAACATGCCATAATCGTATGTGCCGCAACGACTTAGGCCATCGAGCCGGAACGTGGCACGCGGTCTGCATGTTATACCATTGTCACTGCGACAACGGGGCGGAACCCCGCGAGTGGCAACGTTGGAATCACATTGTGTGGTCGTCACGGTTTCACTCTCTGTTCTCATTCAAGGAGTAAACCATGGCTAAGACACACGCTTTCAAGGTCAAGAAGGACAAGGATTCGGCATCACTCGAGTTCAAGATGGACTTGCCTAAAACGATGGATGACATGGCACTTATCATCACTCGGTACGGGTCCGTGGAAAGGATGATCGACAGGGCCAACGGGCAATGTGTGGTCGATGTTGCACCAGGGATGCGGAAACGCCTTCCAAACGTCGAGGATGCACAAGCCTACGCGGCGGGATTCTGCGACAATGGGTCGAAGGATGCCTTCGTGGCCCCGAAGATCAGCTTCGCCGACGCAAAGGACCGGTTCGACGACAGCCAAATGGAATGGCTGAAGTCTCAGGGCATGGTTGGCCCCGAGCTGGTCGAAGTTGAAGAAAAGGTCTAGGACCACTTGACCGTGATGACCACACAACAGGGGTCGGAGGTGTCAAAGCCTTCGGTTCCAATGCAGGATCAGTTCACTCTAGAGGGAGTAGCGCATGTGGACCATAGGAATTGAGGGGCACCAAGATCTTCGGGTGACCCCTAGGTGGAGTGAGGTGCTTAGACTGTCGCCTAACTCAATGCACCCTTGGCACGACTGGCCGACTTACGGAAACCAAAAGGAGTGGCGTATTCCTCGATACGAAGGCTAGAATTCTTTCCTTAAGTAAAAGAGGTGTTCATCAAGTGAACAACTAATCCGAGAACTAGACTTTCCGAGCGTAACTCGAAGGTGTTCATCATGCCCACCAGGCCCGCCGGCCACCGCCCGCCAGACATCCAATGGTGATGGGGGGTTTACGTGCGAGATCATGTGTGTGAGAGGAGGAGTCCTATCTATACCTATCTATCTATATATACTTTTTTTTTATATAGAGATGTCACACTCTCGCTTCGCCCTTTCGAGACTCTCTAGCCTAACCCCACACGGGAGAGCACACCCCCCATGGCCATTGGTTGTCGGGTTGGCGTGGCGGGCATGGCAGACAAGGTGATGTTACATGCGGGGCTTGCGTAGGGGGTCCTCTTGTGTTACATTCATGGGAGCCCTTGGGTCGCGATCGCAGGGCGTTGGGTCTAGATCGCGAACGAGAGACTCGCTTCACTCAATGTAGGAGAGATATTACATGAGCCTCTTTGACTATCGAGTGTCGATGGACCTGGCAGCGAAGGACCTACCTTTTTACGCCCTCATCATGACAGCGATGAGGCAGGCTGACGATGACAATGTGGAGAAGCTGAAGGAAGCATGGCCCGATGTTTGGAGAGAGTTACACTTTCGCTATCACGCACCCGACGGACAACTCGAAGGAGAGGAAAGATGGCCCTAGCGAATAGCAGCACTGAGATATTCTGTCAGACATGCGCAACTGGACATCCTTTAGGGGATACAGTTGAGCGACACTATTTCCAATCAGCATCGTTTGCCGTAGGTAGTATGACCTCGCCGGCTGCTATCGCAGACGCGGCTGAGGAAATGACTTATTGTCCTAACTGTGATGTGGGAGAGCTAGCCAATCCTTATGCTAAGCCCTCCCCAGGGATTCAGGAGTCACCCTTCTACACAGGTGACAGCAGGATGATCGGAGCGGATGTAGATAAGGGAGAGGATGACCCAGGTGATGCAGACGTAGTGCATCGTCGTCCACCCGACGCTTAAGGTGGAAGATGTTCCACCGAAGGAAGAGCCGGAATACTATTGTGCCACAGATTTCAGGTATGACTTGTGTTGTCAGCAGCAGTGCATCTATTGTGTGTACATGGAGGAGCCTGATCCCCCTAAGCCAGGGACAGCGACAGCCGTGCTCGCTGCGATCAATGAGAGTCAACGTCGCTTCACGGAAAGACTTAAGAAGTTAACTCCACTTCAAGAATACTTTCGAGCACCTAACTGGTCATACCCAGAACATAAAGACTATCTAAAGTTCTTTCCTTATCCTCAAGGTTTGCCTGACTGGTTAAGATCTGTGCCTCGAAGCAGAGCACTAGTCAGACTGTCCGATTGTCCTATCTTCGTGATGTATGTACAGTGTGAGATTCGAGGAATGAACTACTCTGCCATCGACCCCACTTGTCTTATCTGGATTCTCGATAGGGTACCTTACAAGGTAAAGGTACCTGGAACTATTCGAGACTGGCAGGGAACCTACGGGAGCGAAGGAAGATGAAGAACTCAACATTTACTCTAGTATCTTTCACTCCGAAAAACTCAAGTACCCCAATAGGCCTCAGGCCTCCTCGTATTACACGTGTCACATGCCTCAGATGTGGGCATGACCAGATATGGTGCGAGTGCTTCGAACTCCTCACTGCTATCCTTCGTATCCCCTTTCTCCATAGCGCACGATGAAACGAGGGCGTAGACGTATCGGATCGCATAAGCACAAGAAGCAGAAGCCGTCTGCCTCTCTGACTACCTTCGAGCGACACAAGGGATACAACTGGATCCTTCGTGCTATCAAGGGAGAGGAGATCAATCCTTTCGACTTGATGATTCACCCTGGCCGGAAGATAGAAGGCCCGTGAGACGAGGCATACCAAGAGAGACGAACAAGGACGGAGTACCTGTGTGCTTTCGAGGTCATGCCATGACTGAGGAGAACACGTATATTCGTAAGGATCAAAAGAGTTCTGAGTGTCGAATGTGTAGGCGGCATAAGTCTGCGTCTCCGTTTCGTCTCCCTGTTGAAGATCCATCTTTACCAGAACCTCACTCCTCTTACCATCCCGCTCCTCACGAACCCTTCATGAAGACAGGCGAAGGTGTCTACTAGTCTTGTCCGCCTGATGGACACTCCTATCTACGCTACCTATAGATACTACGCAACTCACAGGATGCACAATCCTTTGTATTGGCACTGGGAGAGCAGAGCCGAGTGGGATGCTCAGTACTCCAACAATCCAACTCGACCACCAACGAGAGGGGATTAATTATCTATACTGCCTTAGAACACAATCGACTCTATCGCATAGGTCTTGGCGAAGAGGCTAAGACCTTGATCTACATCGGACGGGAGTTTCCCGACGATCATCCAGCTATCTTCCTGTTCCAGCGTCTAGACAACGGGGAGCGTATCTCCTTCATGATCGAGGAGCTCACGTTCCTTGAGAAAGAAGGGGCAGTCGAGTATCTAGGAGCATCTCTCTAATGGCAGTGGTGCAGGGTTCGTTCTCTGACCTAGAGGAGCGGTGGTTCTTCGTTGATAACTGCTCAAAGATAAGACACTTCTTTGCTGTCTTAGGGTTCTGTCGTCATGAAGGCCACTACATTACGTATGAAGAGTGGTTCAAGAGAGAGTACGCCAAGCTGTGCCCTCCTGAATACCCTCAGCTGTTCAACATAAAGAAGGACGACGAAACTTAATGGGCTATCATATACGAACAGGTCTCGTCGAAGAGCATGAGTCCACCCTCGGCATGATACAGAAGGCTATCAGCGAAGGTAAGAGTCTACGCTTTGACTGTACAGCACCCGAGGATATGAATAGGATGAAATACTCATTCAATCGTATCCTCAAGGCAACAGATATCCTGATCCGAGAGTGTGGTGGTACCTTCACTGGTCTACGTGCGCTCGTCAAGGTACGTGAAGACTGGAAGCGTATGGCTATCGTGATCGAGGCGAACGTACCTCACAAAAGGCTCACTGACATCAAACCAGCTCAGCTCAACGAGCGGGACATCATCGAGAGTCTCAAGCAGTTTCAAGGACAGATGGATCTCATTCGCTTCACGCCATCCTTCTCGTTTGATCTAGACACGTGGATCACGGAGCTCACCAAGGTAGGCTTCGAGCTGATACCAGATCCAGACGATCCTGATGCCTATGTCGGGGGACAGCGAGAGGATGGTGACTACGAGTATGGAGTGGCACGGATCGAGGAGAAGATAGCTTCTGGGTTTGACATGCTAACGACCTTCGGCCAAGACGGAGAGAAAGAATGAGCTGGGAACCACCGACTAGTTATGTAACAGGCTATACAAAGAGGGGCAATGCCTTCCAGGGACGCCTTGAACAACTCCCTATGATAGTCAAGGCGATGGAAAAGGAGGGTGTCATCTGTGTCATCGACGTGGATAATGAAGAGGTATTCTTACGCGGAACTGATATAGATATCCTCTACGTCTCTACGCCTGAGGGTAGGAATAGAATAGGTGAGTTCTCCAAGATGCTAGACGACGAAGAACCGAAGGAGTGGTGAAGATAAGATGGAAGCCATACGAGAGTTGTTCCGTCAGATTGGCAACTTATTTCGATGGTGGTATTTAGTCGCACCTTGGGAGCAATCCGTAAGAGTGAGACTTGGAAAAAAAGTCGCGGTCCTTGGGGCAGGTGTACACATGCGAATCCCCTTCATTGATCGAGTATTTCGTCAGAGTACGCGTCGCCGTTTTGTTATGACCGGTATGCAAACAATATCGACAACAGACGGAAAGGCGATTACTATTAAAAGTGCACTTGGTTATGAGATCAGCGACATCGGTAAGCTCTACAACACTCTCCATGACGCTGAAGATACACTAGAGTCTGAGTGTATGGGTATAATCGCACAATTTATAGCTAGTCATAGGAGTGAAGATGTTAGTCCTCGAGAAGCTGAAGAGTATGTATCAACAAACCTAGATCTCCAGAGATATGGTTTAGGGGATACGTCGTTCTTCATCACTGACTTTGCGATAGTCCGCACATATCGGTTGATTCAAGGGCAACAAAGAGAGTGGCGCCACGGGATGCCACTTAATACAGCTCTGGCAGAAGGAGAAGCGACTCAATAAATCACCAGGCGACATTCCCCCACTCACTTGACATGCCACCCCAGATTGTGTATGTTCATTGATCAGGGTCAATGTGTGGCCCACCTTACTGGGCAACTGCCCAAAAATAGGAGAATGACGATGGCAACTGCAACCTTCAAGGTTTCCAAAAAGGACGGACTGTCCGTCGAAGTGGCGAAAGAGCTTCCGGACAACCTGGACGACCCCCGCTGGGCCGACGTCGTGCTGAATCCTTCCGAGGATATCCACGACTTGGCAATCCAGGCGCTGACCGTCAAGTGTCAGGCTGGAGCGCGTGCTCGACTCGAACAGGGTGAAGCCGCTGTCCAGGCCTACGTCGAGGCGTACAAGTACGGCGCACGTACTGGAGGCTTCGCTGCTCCGGTCATCAGTGGCGAGGACGCGGATGCTCAGGGCTTCACCGAAGAGCAGCTCGATTTCCTGCGTGCGGCTGGCATGAAAACGCCGACCGCCGAAGAGGCCGCGTAGGCTCTGTCCCCCCGTGGCCTGGGTATGCCTTCAGAACTGCCCGATTCGCCTATTCACTCAAAGTAAGGAATCGCTATGTTATCCTCTGAAGCGGGTAAAGTATCAACTGAAGCAGCGGGAGTCACTTCACCTCCTACTCCTCCCGAACGTGTGATGGCTCAACTACGAGAATTAGATCAACAACTAGCGGAGACATGTGAGGCAGTAGATCATCTGCACCACAGGCTTCTTGGTCCTAGTTCTATTGACTCAATCCCGGAGAATCCCAGCGAGACACTGGAAGGGATCTTCAACGGGATCAGCGCTCGGCTGAGTGATGTCAGCATCCGAGCTATCTACATCCATGAAGTACTTCAAGTGATACAGAACCAAACATAGTCGTTCACCCGTTGAACGTCTCACGATTTGGAGAGTAACATGAAGGTAAAGACCTTTAAGATAGACGATCTGATTCTCCCTAATCTGTCCTTGCCAGATCCATGTCCAGTTAAGATAGAGATCAGAGACGGTTCTCTTTTCTTACAGATAGGACAAAGAGATTGGCAATGGGACTTTGAAGATGAGAAGTTTGTAGGCTGTGGGACAGATTTGGTCTGACTTTACTTTCCGCCTACCCATTGCATGTAGGTCCAAGTTGTGTTATATTTATTGGTCGAGATTGACCATGCCCATCTCAGACCCGGAGGCTAACATGCTCTAGAGTAAACTCGAGGGACAAGGGTGCAGGGACTTCATCGTCTCTGTATCCTTTAGTTGTAACTATTCATTTCACAGGAGAACCGCAGATGCCG